AACTACAAATTCAATATTCTTACCAAGAGCATTTCGTGTGACAACTGGTTTCTTACCAAATGCAAACTCACCATAGCTATCAATCCATCGGTAGAACTTATTCTGTGATATCTTGAACCTACCATATGTTGCATAGTCAGGATACTCTTGGGTAAATGAATTAAATAAATCTTGACCAAGAGACTTAACAGTTGCTTTTGTATGCACATTGTCATTTGACACAGCCCATTCCCAGAAGTCAGAACTTGTCTCAGCAATAAATTTACGAGTTTTTAAGTTTTTGAATTCGCTACGTACTAATCCTTTATTAAGATAGGATTGTAGATTACTTATCATATAGTTGTCAAACTTATTCCACTCGTATTCATCCCATCCACTGAATAGCATATGACCAAATTCAGTCTCAGGTGTAAATGACTTGTTATAGTATTGCTTTAACTCTAAGTCCCACTTACGTCTGTCAAATGAATTACCAGCTCCTCTGATCGCATAGTTTGTTGTTATGACAATCTTTGGCGATCTTTCAAATGGTATGCGTATCTCATCCTTGTTTTTCTTCTCAAGATCTATACCTTCTGTAATGACAGAGAATAGTCTCTCAAAATCAAAGTGCTTATTAACATCATCATATACAAGTACTTGCGTATCAATCTGAACTCTTTGATAAGGGAATGATTTCTGAGGGCTAAATCCCTTTCCATCAATTATAACCATCTTCTTCATATGGCCGACTGACTTAACAAAGATACCTTTTCCAGTACCACCCTCAGGATTGTCACTGATAATCTCATCATTAAGGATTACAGCAGGACTGAAGCTCTCTGGCTTGTAGCTGTGCATCAAGTAACCAAGTGTTGACTCAACTGATTTGATTCGCTCTTTGTCATCACCTGAAATGTTTGTTATAAACTTTCTAAATTCACAATCATCAAATACTGACTCAGTAAAGTTACGTTTTATCTTTTGTTCTTCCCACACAAGACCTTTCAAATCTTTATACTCTATTCTCTCAACTCCACGTCTAGTTACCTTGATAGCGCAGTTATTATAGTACAAATAAGCATTCTCAGAGTCGTCCATCATAAACTTAGCATCGATTTTTGGCAAGAAGTTTAAGAAGTTCTCAGTGAAGAACTTAGTATTTATAGCAAAATAATTATATACAGACATATCATTTATACTATCGAGATATTTAAGTATATATTCCTTAATTAAATCTTCACTAGAATCTCTTATAACATTGTCTTGTATACGAATAAATACAAAGTTCTTTGATCCCTCAGGATAGTACTTATAGAACCCTTCATTAGTTAAAAAGTTTCTAAATAAATGAGGCACTATATCAATCTTGCCCTTGCTTGATTTCGTCCAAAAGTTGTTTGGGTTCTCTTCACTACTAATCTGCTCAATAACATCAGCAGGCACATCGTTATATACCTCAGCTACTTTATCTAAAGGCATACCTACCTTTATGTCGTTCTTTATAGCGACAGTCTTGTCGATGTCCTCGTAGAACTTAGTGTTATGTATTGCTGTGTTTCTATATGCGCTCTCAATTAATGTTGGTATCTCTCTAGCCATCTCACCATTAACATCATATGAGTCAATTATACTTCTAGCAGTATTTATGTCAACACCAAACTCATTGAACGCACAAGCAAGTATGTATAAGTTATTGTTACGCTGTCCTGGTATCATACCATAATTCTTCTGCCACCAAAGAGACAAACGTCTTGTTATCTCATTAGTATCATCAACACGAATCATTGGCTTAACAGCAGGCTTATATGTATCAGAGTTGTCCATGTCAGACCATATTAATGATATCTCATTAACATATATCTCTGGATCATATGACTCATAACATACACGACTTATATTCTTGCATGTCACATCAAACTCATCACAGTTGTAATACTTCTTCAATGCGTTGAAATACTTCTTATGGTTCATTGGGTCTTTTGGTATTCTAACCAAAGCTTTCAATCCATCGCCAGATGGTGACGTAAAAACACAGTAAGAGTAATTGTCATTGATCAATTCTTCTCTCTTAGCAAACAAATGTTGCTCGTCTCTGAATCCATCAAAGTCAACACATATAATACCGCTGTGCTCAATTATTGCATTGTCAGCACGTTTCGAGAATGTGCCTGAGAAACAAATAGCAGGAAGCCTCTTCTTCTTCTCATTTCGCTTGTCCTTCTCTGTCTCGTTTCTTACAGCCTCTACTAAGTCTTTTGACTTTCCGTTCTTTATTCTCTCTATTGCTACTCCAACATCAACGTGATATGGTGTTGACGTATCATTGATTGTCTTGAAATAAGTTATCATATTCTTCGGTGTCTTTTAAGTATTTGAAATCTTTTTGTTCTGTATAAGTATTATGCATTTTTACACCATGCAATACAGTAGCATGATCCCTACCGAAATAATCACCAACCTGTTGAAGTGATAAACCACGTTCCCTCATCTTGTGATACAAATAATATCGTCTATGACATTTAACTTGGCTACGAGATGGGACATTTAGTTGATCATCATTAATCAACTTAATTATCTTTTCTAAAAATTCACTTACATTGCCAATCTTTAATATTGAACCACAATAATCACATTTTTCCATCTTCTCTAAATTTTATTTCTTTTCTAATTAAATCCAAATGCCAATCTGCACCACCATAATCAAGCACTGCTTGCAAGTAATCATCGTCCATATCTTGTATCGCGATATACGATAATGGCTGCTTACCATCTTTGCCTCTGCTACCTCGTGTAGCGTATTGTCTTACAAGCTGGAAGTCATCATCTGCATATACAGCATGATGAACTACTTTCTTCATATCCATAGCACCATATCTAGCGTAATCAAGTCCTCCATCAACCATCGCATCATTAGGACATCCGCACATATTATAGTCGTGCCTGTGTCTACTTACTATTGTCTTTAAACATTCTGTGCATGTCACTGCATTATATACTAACTGTCTCATATTAAATAATTGTCGTTCCACGTTGATATTTCAGTTTCACTATCTACCCAAGGCCAAGTCTCTCTTGCCTTCTCTATGTCGCCATCGCAATAGTGCTTACACCATAAAATCTGCTCATAGTATTTGTCTGTTCTATCATCAGTTGGTGATACCCAAAAGATACAAAACTGCCATCTGAAAAAGTATATGTAGAAAGCTGGAGGCCATTCAAATCTTGGTGTATCATACTTATCTTTCCAACCTAACTCAAGTTTTTTAAACTTGATTGGCCAACCTATCTGTATCCAGTAATATCTGTTGAACAACTCTACAATCCAATTCATTGATCGCCTAATCATCGGTGCGCTTGCTGGATCTTTTATCTTTCGTATCGTTACTATATTCCTATCAAAGTTTATTGGCATGAAGTAAGGACACCCATGTACTATCTTTCCAAAGTAGTACTTCTTAATTGGTTTTTTGAATTTCATTTCATTCTTATTTTAGTTAAATACAAAATCGCATCCATTAATTCTTCAAGGAGGTGGTCCTTCCATTGATCCTCATTCAAGTCAGTCCTATCTAACGTTGTGTTATACTTCTTGATTCCAACAGCAGAACGTTGTTTAAACTTTTCGATTATACTCTCAACTACACTGTCTACTAACTCAAAGTCGCTGTACTGAAAATACCAGTGTGTGTAATTGCCATCTCGATCCTCACCGATTAACCACGCGCCATATTTATCAGGATTATAAACCTCGACAATCTGTCCTAAATTGAAATAACTATTACCGATAGTTATCCTTACCTTTTGTCCTTTATTTAGCATATTATATTTGATTACAATTTAAAAATGCCGACTAGACATACCTATCGGCATATAGTTTTTCCCAGTATGTTGGGTTAACCACAGAACTATAACTGTCAACCTATGAAATCGAGTTGGAAGGGAGGGATTCGAACCCCCGAACTCATAAGAGAGCAGATTTACAGTCTGCCGCCTTTAACCACTCGGCCACCTTCCAATTTGGTAGAGATTTGAACTACACGTATGATCACCCATACGCTGTATTTTATTGGCACTCTACCGTTGCAAGTACGCCTTAACTTGCGCCTCCATTCGTGGATTTCCCGAAATCCCAATGGTTGTTACTGTACTATCGGAAGTCAAGTAACCGCTGTAGTCAGGGCTGGATTCGAACCAGCATTGCTCGTCAGCAATCCGCACAGGTTTCCAAAGTTATGATACACCCTCTACGGTTTCTATGTATCTCCTGACTTCACGCTATAATAATTTATTATAGGTCGCGTCAACTGCGGTGCGTATACCACGACAGGGTAACCCTATCCTTCCGCCACCTGACTAATGTAGGTCACGCTTAACCTATTGAGTTGCTAGCAGGTACACTCTTCGATGACGAACATCAGCGTTTTTATTTTAAAACATCTTCCCATTTCTTTTTCATTCCAATTGGGTCTGCAATATATTCTTGTATTTCTTTTATTGCATCATTGGGCGATTCAAATGCTATATGTTTGCATCCAATTCTTATAATACAACCTCTATGTAAAAAATCTATTGATAAAGGATATTGCCTTAGTGTTTCAGGACCTGTCATTCTAATTTCAATAGGTTGAATTTCTTCATTTCTTAACTCATCTTGTTCTGTTTCTTCCATTTTATTTAATTTAAATTGTTATTAAAAAAATGCAACTTTTAAGAAAAAGTCCGAAAGAGTTGCCAACTTTGCCTACTTACGATTAGGAGTGACTGGTGCGGCCTGCAAGATACCCTACACGTTATAACCGTTCACTGAACTACGATCCCTTGTACTTCGGGCGCAATTACACTAATGTCAATAGATATAACGTCTTATTAACAAGACCCAACATCTCATCCAATATGTTTTCTAAGTCACATGGATAGTTGTCAGAGTCAGCTTCACTCTCAATCAATTTCTGCATTGATTTCAAATGACTCATTGCGTCAGTAGCTTTTGACTCAGGAATTACAATTGGAATTCGTTTGTTACGACCAAAATACTTCTCAGTAAATGAGTCTGTCAACTCTAAAATACCATCATAATAATGACCTAAAGCTTTATGCTCTGCAAATGATGTTGTCTGTAAATGTTGCAAGTGCATCATGTCTCTCGATTGGAACAATGTTCCGATAAATTTTCCTGTTTCCATATTACAAATTTAACTTCTTTTATTTAAATCAAGCCACGATCCAAGATATATTGGCATCATAAGCCAACCTAACAAAATACACAACACCATTTTAATTATAGTATCAAACAACCTATCGTTCTCTGCATGTGTTACCCCAAATGTAAAAAATGAGGAGAAGAACACATAAAATATAACCCACCACATAACTAGAAAGGTAATTCTTCATCATCACCAGACATATCAATCGTAGGAACTGATGCTACATTTCCAACTATTGCCTCAATCTTAAAAGCCTGAAGAGTATTAAAATACTTTGTTTCACCTTTAGGTGATACCCACTCTCTTCCCTTCAGATTGAAACTCACCTCAACCTCTTGACCTTTACCAAAACTGTCAAGTAAACTAACCTTGTCTTGCGTGAATTCTAACATGATGTCCTGCGGATACTGCGCTTCTGACATGTCAGTCACAACGAACTCACGTTTACTAAACTTCTCTGACACTTGATGTGTCGGTCTAATCACCTTGATTACACCCTTCATTTTAAATGCACTCATTTTATTTGATTTAATTGATTACTAAAATACACCGTCAGTCAATATCTCTTGCTGTCTGTGCGTGAAACGCTCGTTGATATATTGTATCAACTCTGTCATTGTCTGGAATACTAACACATAGTCAGTAGTTCCGTTCTCAACGCTATCTCTTACGATATAGCCATTATTTACTTGTTGTATCTCTATCATTTGTTTTTATTTATTACTTGTTTATAATACTCATTGGCATACGCCTCAGCTGCCTTTACTCTTCGCTCAATTTTTAAGATGTCATCGTCAGTTAACTCTACAGGAACAGTGGTAACACATAGTCTCTTGTCTATAAAGTCATCAACAAAATGCAAGGACTCACTCTCCCACTCAGGCTTTATCGTCTCAGGTGTGCTCACCAATACATGCGCTACCTCACCATGCCTCCACTCATCACCAGTTATTTTACTCAACATATATAAGTACAACTTGACCTGCCACTGATACCCTACGTCATATGCCTTCTCAGGTGTCTTTGGGAATGTCTTTTTTGTCCATGATGACTTGATGTCGATAACCTTTCTTCTCTCACAATCAACAAT